GCTGCTTGTGGCATGACTGCAGATGCATTTGCATCTTTTGAAGCACTGAATAATTTTGCAGCTCCACCTGGTCCCAAAAAGTGAGTTGCATAAATTGAAGTGCCAGTTACAGGCACGCCTCGTTTCTTTAAGAACTCTGAATTTTCTTTAACGTATAATGCACCAGCCAATGCATTGGCTTCAGGATCAAAAGCACCTTTAAGTAATTCTGGATACTGAGCAGAATACTTCTTGACCATAGAATCCCACGTACTATTGATAAATTGGAAAATGCCTTTTGCGGAAGATAGCAATTTTCTCTCACCAGTTTTCTTGTCTTTAATATATGGTTGTGCTGATGGGTTGAATGAACTTTCTTGTTGACCCATTGCTAACATAATTCCAGGATTTACACCAACTCTTTTTGCAGCACCGACAATAATATCTTTAACTTTCTCAACGCCAGTCTTTGCGCCAGCAGCAACTGCTGCTCCAGTAGCCATTGTTGCTTGACCACCTGCTGATACTGCTTTTTGAACAGTAGATTTAACTGCAGTTACTGCAGCTGTGACTGGGCTTGTTGGCGCAGTAGAAACTGATGGTGCTTTGATTGAGACAGCTGGTGCAGGCATCAATGATGGTTCTGGGATGGTCATTCCTGCAGGTTTAGATTTGTATCCCATCTCCAACATTTTGTATCGTTCGGGATTGGCTTTAATTCTCTCAATGGCTGCTCTTGCTGATGCATTACGTTTGTCGCCAGGACCATATGCTAGAATTAAATCTTTATATTCCTGCGGAAGATTATCTAAACCGTATTTTTTTCCACCGACTGAATACCCAACTGTAGCACCTTTAGAATCATAAAGGACTTTGAGACCATATTTTGTTTCTAACTCCTTCATTGAGTCTTTTGCTACATCTGCAGCTTTACCAGAAGCCACATAAGCAGCACCACCAGTAACTAATGCAACAGCACCAACTGCAGTTGCAGCTTGCGCGCCAGTTCCTAGCGTAAGTCGAGCAGCACGACTCAATCCACCTCTAATTTTTTTCCAAGCACCACCACCTGGTTTAGTAGGTTTATTTCGTGGTCTGTTTTTGCCATCTGGAAGATCAACATCATCAACTGCATCCATTGCGCTTGCTTTCAATAAAAGATCTAATTTGCTGTGGACTGATAGATCTGCAACTCTTGGAATAATTCCATCGATAGAGAATTTGATACTGTCTGCAGTATCCTTAATCATCTTGATATTCTTCATAGAATTGTTTAATTCGTTGAAGCGAGAATCAAGGCTTTCTTTCAATTGTACTAATGGTTGTTCATCTGCGCCTATCGCTGCAGTAAGTGCTGATGTTCTTTCTGCCTTTACATCTGCTCTCACATCTTTAGATGATACAATTTTATTTGTATCCAAATCAACATATCTTCCACCACTACCCATTCTTGGATCAAAGAAGTATCGATTACTTTTTGACGCACTGGCTGTAGCCATACTCTTTTCAATAGTCTTGACCATCTTTTTTGTTTCAATAACGTTTCTGAGAATCAGAGAAAGTGGTTTAGCAAGTTTACCAATACCACCTCTACTTTCTTTCTCAGACTTCTTATCCAATCCAAATTTTTTGAGTAATTCGGGCGAGGCTTCTTCTTTCTTTCCTGGGAAAAATTGATCTAAAAGCGCACCAGCATTCTCAAGACCCATACCTTCAAATATGGCGCGACGACGATTTAGTGTGCCCTTTGTCGCCATCATGTACTCTTTAGCAACTCTTTGTCTTCCGCCAAGGCGAGCAAATCCACCAGCAATTGCACCTTTACCTTCGGCTGCAGTATCCGCTTCAGCTTGAGCAATTTTTTCAAACCGTTCGTTTGCTCCTTTCATCTCTTTCAAGATGTCCTTCAACAAACCTTTTTTCAATTTATCAGTTGGATCTGCCATTCGTTATTTTCTTCTCTGCATTTCGAGCATTTTCATCTGCTCATTTTGTTCTTTCATATACTGCGCAAGCATTGTGACATAAATCTGTTTTTCCCACGGTATCAAGTTATCCAATTCAGTTAACGAATACTTGTGATGTTGCATCAAAGTGAAATTCGTCATGTAATAATTCTTCAAGTTCTCATAACCAAGCGTTAGTCGAAAAAACTTAGAATGCCCTCCACGTTCACACTGTTTTTATTTCCGCATTTCTTACATTCAATTTCTTGCTTTAATACAACTTTGGGTGCATTTAAAAAGAAATTTTTAATTAGTGTCACTTGATTCAATGACAAATTGTCAAAGAAGTCAGTAATCTCTTCTTTTGAAATAGTATCTCTTTTATAAATTTGCTCGCTATCATAGATGTAATCTAGATATTGAGAGATCAATTCGTATCCGCCATCTTCAAACTTCTCATTCAATGCAGCTTCGGGCATATTCAATGATGGATAGTTAAAAGAAACTCCAATAGAATCTGTCAATTTGATTATATTCGAATGCCCTTCTGCTTCATCATAAACGATGTTCTTAAGGTCTAGTTCAAACTCAGTTTGATGACCGCAAGTGTTACTGTCGACAACTTTATCACAAGTATAGATCATTTGAGCCGCTTCGCCCACCGAACGCATTCTTAAGTGCAAGAAAAACATCTCAACATCAAAGGTTGGTAGTTTGTCTACATCAATTTCATCCAAGCAGCAATTTGTGATGATCTGTTTGACTGACTTTGTAATTTCTTCAATATCATCAGACTCTTTCGCCATCAAAAGAAGTTTCTCTTCTTTTACCAAGAATGGTCGAAATCTAACTTTTTTATCTAACGATTTCAGATAAACTTCATGCACTGGGTGTTCAATTTTAGGTAACATAATTTACTCCATTATACATTAGATGTAGATTTTCCGTCGCTGTTTGGTGGTGTTGAACCTGAAGACTTACGAGTTGATGTTATTGTTACTGGTTCTAGATCATTAATATTATAAGCCTTACCTTGTTTTTCCAAATCACCTGTTATCCAGTATTCGTACTTAAATGTCACGCTGAGTCGATGTATACCATCATCAGCCCAATTCATTTGTAGTGGGGCAATTGTAACTGGGAAAGCATTGTACAATGAGGCAGTGTAGATAATCTTCGGCTTTAATGGTTCGGTTCCGATGAGTGCATTAGTTATTGCTCTTTCTAGCAGCGAAGAACCTGCGCTATAATCAGCAAATTGATTGATTTCAATCTTTGGGCTGACATAATTGTCTCTGTATTCTGGATTGTAATTGTTGAAGGGGATGATCAGATTCATCCACTTATCGAACATTCTTTTTTCCCAGAAATCGCCAGCGCAGATAAATGTTAGAGTGATATCATTAAAGGACGCAACAGAAGCGACTGGGCTTGCAACGCCATAGTATCTTCCATCTACTGTATTAATGTTATATCCTGGAAGTTCGGATGCTTCGCACTGAAAGCGAAGATCAATGGTATTATATCCGAGACTCGCTGGTGCACTAATTCTAACGTCAAAGCGAGAAGATTTAGCAAATTCTTGGTGACGAGAAAAATGATCTCGAAATGCGTTGATATTAAATGCCATTAATTTTTATACACCATTTTCTCGAATGGAAGAAATATTGCCGTTTCCCAATTATCTGGCTCGACGTAAACTAGCGGAGACACAATATGGGAAAATAGATATCGCTTTATGCATGGTTCAATGAGTCGATATCTTCTAGATTTAGAAAGTAGATCATACGACATTCTGAATCTTGTAGTATCGTCATATTTATCGTTGTTTATAAAGTCGTGTAATCGATCCAAAAGCAATAGACGATTATATGGGTCGAGATAGTGGAGATTTAATCCTAGGAAGCCATCGCTGTAGATGTCCATTGGAATCACGAGCGGAAACTTATCCCAAACTGGAAGTTCGTCTTTGAGTTTAGGGTTATAGTGATACAGATACATCTTTCCGATAAATGCTTGAGGAGAGACTCTACTTGAATCGTTGAGAATGTTAGACCGATTGGATGGCATTCGAAGTTTAATAAACTTGTTTTGTATCCATGCGCGAGCCTGTGCTGTTCTGGGCTTGATCCCAGCAGCAGTCATTTCTTTACTCAATTTGTCAAATAGTGATGGCATCAGATACCTAAATTTTCTTCGGTGATTACTTTAAACTGCCAGCTTCTGTCTTTACAATACTCAACAGCAGCCTTCCATTTCGCCTCATTTATACCCCAAGTCATAACCTCATTGATGTATCGTTTAGTTATTTTGCTTCTCTTTTCTGGAGGTTTAGCCTGACTCTTTGGCTTAACTTCGAGAATCATCGCCTCGAGGATCCCTTGTTTGTTTCGAACTCGCACGAAAAAGTCAGGAAAATAGCGATGCCAACGATTATCTACTGGGGATAAATAAGGTATTACAATCTCTTCATTAGACCATTCCACAACACTTGGATTTATGTCCAAGTGCACCATGACTCGGCGTTCCCATAACGATCTATACCAGATGTTCGTCGGATCACCTAAATATTTATTGGTATTTTTAGGACTAAATTTGCCACTGTAAGCCATATAACTATTTATTCAGGAATTCTGAATGTCCATATTCGACGATCTCAAATCAAAAGCTCGTGAGGCGCGCGATTCTGTGCGGTCTTTCATTAGCGATGCAACTGTGAGAAAGGGCAATACTCAAACACCTTCTCCAACTAGCGGCAACTCTCGATCACCAACTGGCAAGCAAGCAAAAACAGAAAGCACTCCATACGAATTTAATGATCTTCGCTTTCCTTACAACATAGGTGGTCCAAACAAACTACTACATTGGATCAAATTTACACCAAACGTCCAAATTAAATCTTCATATAATGTAAAGAAAGCAACTAATGCTGCTGGTCAACAATTAATGGGGACCACGGATGGCAACAGAATGAATCTTGGTGGACAGTTGGGATCAAGTACTGATCCAACGGGTGGTTTGGCAACAACAGGGCTTATTGCAACTGGATTAGGTCTGTATGGTGGCGCAACAAAATTTGCTGAATCAATTGCTTCTGGCGACCCAACAAAAATTGCTACCGCAGGATTTAGAGCTGCTGGTGGGTTTGTTGGTGGTGCAGTCGTTGGTGCATTGGCTGGTGGAATCGTTGATGCAATCGATTTGACTCGAAAAACCAGAAGAGCTGCAGCGACAATTGGTCTGTATATGCCAGATACAGTTCAGCAAACAGTTGTCAACGATTATGATCAAGTGAGTATGACTCAGGCATTAGGTTTGGCAGGTCTCGCGCTCCAAGCAGGTGGCACTCTCACAGAAGGTGTAGTAGATGCTGCTATGAATGGAAATATAACTTTTGGTCAAACTCCAGGTTCAGCAGCACTAGGTGAGATTGCTGGTGCTGCGGCAGAAAAGACTGGAATATTTGGCCAAGGCATCACTGATGCTCTTTTGTTCTCTGCAGGTTATGCGCAAAACCCTCAAGTTGAATTGCTATTCAGAACTATTCAAAACAGAGAATTTCTATTTGATTTTAAGTTTGCACCAAGAAATAAAGCAGAAGCAGATGAAGTGATCAAGATCATTCAAACGTTTAGATTTTTTGCTGCTCCAGAAATCCCAACCAGTGGAAATGGTCGTTACTTTATTCCACCTTCTGAGTTTGATATTCAATTTATGGTTGGATCAAATCCAAACACCAAATTGCCAAAGATCGCGACTTGTGTCCTTCAAGGTATTGATGTCAATTATGGAAGTGCTGGTCAATGGACTGCGTTTCAAGATGGTATGCCAGTAGAAATCGCAATGCAACTTCGATTTAAAGAAGTCGAAATCATGCACAAAGAACTTATTAGGAACGGGTTTTAATGAAATACTTCGAAAGTTTTCCTGGAACAATCTATACATTTGATAAGAATACACTAAACAACCAAGTTGTTACAGATATTCTTGCTCGCTCCACTTTCTTAAGAGAGATTGCAAATAACACATCTATTGCATATGAGTATAATGTAAAAGAAACAGATACTCCAGAAATCATTGCACATAAAGTTTATGGTGATGCATATCGAAGTTGGATTATTCTTTTGTTCAACCAAATCATCAATCCATATTACGATTTCCCATTAACCACAGATTCGTTAGATGCTTATGTTCAAAGCAAATATAATCAAACGATAACTGAAGCGTTGTCAACAATTCATCATTACGAGAAAGAGATAACCAAAGAAGCCACATATAATGGGCTTCTAATTGATAAGACTGTCGAAACTCATATAATTGGTAAATTTGAGGTTGATTATTCTGATAACTCAATCATTCCCGCAACACTTCCTACTATTGCAGATACTTCACTCACAGTAAGTACAGAAACTGTTGCGTATCCAGATTATATGTTAAAAATCACTACAGTGAATAAAGCAATTTCGAATTATACCAATGAAGTTAATTTGAATGAAGCCAAGAGATCAATTAAACTTCTAGATGTGAAATTCGTCCAAAGAGTTGAAGATGAATTTAGGAGCCTAATGAGTAATGGCTGAGAATGGTATGTATGGCTCAAAAGACTATGAGATAAAAAGTCTTGAGCTGATTAATTCTGGTGGGCAAACAGTAGATTTGCGTAATATTTTTCTTGAAATGCAAATATTTCAAGACCTATACTCATCAATAATGAGTGGCAATATTCTCATTAATGATGGTAATGATGTATTCACCAATTTCTATATGTGTGGTAATGAGTACCTTAAGATTTCGATCGACAAACCTGGATTGAATCTTCCTCTTGAGAGATTGTTTCGTGTCTATAAAACCACCGATAGAAAACCATCCTCTGATTCAGGACAAGTTTATCTCTTACACTTTTGTTCTGATGAATTGATTTCTTCTGAAACGCTCTCAGTGAGCAAATCATATAAATCCACTAAGATTCGAAATATCGTCTCCGACATTTTGTTGAATGAACTTAAAGTAGATCCGCAAAGAATTGCAAGCCTTGAAGATACATCAGGTTCGTTTGATTTACTTATTCCAGCATATCGACCTTTTGAGGCTATACAGTGGGTCACAGCACGCGGATACGATCAAAAGAAATTTTGTTACTTCTTTTTTGAAAATAAAGATGGATTTAATCTAACTTCATTACAAACATTAGTAAAACAAAAACCATATAAAAAGTTAAAATACGAATTGAAGAACGTTGATCGTGATCCTGCAAATAATAAAGATTCTATCGATACGTTTAGAATCATTAATGACTTTGATATGATAACTTCTATTTCAAATGGATCATTCTCTTCAAGACTATTGTCAATTGACATCTTCAATCAAAAGTTTGAAAATATAGATTACAACTTATTGCAAGCAGAAGCACAAGGCAATTTATTAAACAAATTTAAACCAGTCAACTCGTTCAAGAATTCAAAGAATGAAACTTTGTTTAATTCTCCATATTCTTTCTTTCGAACATATTTGTCAATTAATGATACTGCTTCTGAGAAAAGTAACGATGTGAAGCATTGGATGATCCCAAGAGCAATGCATATGTCATTGCTTAATCATTTTAGAATTCAAGTAGTTCTTCCAGGCGATATTCAGCTGAAAGCTGGAGACGTTGTAGAATATGAATTTCCTGCATTCGAGAGTGCTGATTCGGGTGGCAAAAAACTTGATGATTATAGAACTGGTAGATATCTAGTTGCATCGATCAATCATAAATTTAGTGGTGATACATTTGAATCGGTCGTAGAATTAGTTTCTGATTCTTTCTCTGAAGCATTGCCAGAAGCAAAGAATGGAATTAATTCACTAACCAAGAAGGGTAAGTAATGTCCGCTGCGAAAAAGAATTTTATTGGACTTGAGGGTTTCATCTGGTGGATTGGTGTTGTTGAAGATCGCCAAGATCCAGAGCAACTTGGTCGTGTCCGTGTGCGCTGTTTCGGTTGGCATACTGATCAAAAAGAATTAGTCCCCACTGATTCTCTTCCATGGGCTCATCCAGTTATCCCAGTAAACAATCCAAATGTCTATACTCCTAAAGAAGGCGACATGGTTTTTGGATTTTTCATTGATGGTAATAACGCACAAAACCCTGCAATTATGGGTGTGCTCCCAGGAAAGCCAGAAGGCAAACCTGATTATCAAAAAGGATTTAGCGATCCAAGAACTAATTTGAGTTCAGCACCAAACAAGCCAGATGATGCAGCAGAAGCATATCCAAAGGGCAAATATCTTAAAGAACAAACAACGAATCGCCTTGCTCGTGGTAAGGCAGATTCCACAGTTATTGCCACAAGAAAAAAGAATCTCAAAAAGAATATTGTTTCTGCTGGCGGTGTTTCTTGGAGTGAGCCACCCCCTGCATTTGCGCCAAAATATCCATACAACAATGCTCTTGAAACTGAATCAGGGCATGCGCTAGAATTCGATGATACTCCAGGACAAGAACGTATACAATTGGCTCACCGCAAGGGCACATTTGTTGAGATTGATAAAGAGGGTAATGAAGTCCATAAAGTTGTAAAGGACAACTATGAACTCGTCATGGGTTCGGACTATGTATTTATCAATGGAAAGTGTTCTGTAACTGTTGGTGGAGATTGTAACTTAAAAGTTGGTGGCAATATGAATGTTGAAGTTGCTGGTGGCATTAATATGTCAGCTGGTGGCGATATTCGTATGAAAGGTAAGAAAGTCTTTGTTGAATCCACATCTGATCTTAACATTAAATCAGGTGGCGTTGGTAATATGACGTCAGCCAAGAAACTCAGCCTCAAAGGTCAGAACGCAGCACTTCAAGGTGCAATTATCGACCTACCTGCTGCTCAAATCAATATGCAATCAGGTTCTGCAACCTCCGCTTCTGGCGCAGGATTAACTGGCGGTGGAGTTATTGGTAACTCTGAAGATGTTGCTGATGCAGCATTGGCAAATCAAGATATTGCAAATACAGTTGCCGCAGCTGCCGCTACTGATGCCGCTGCTGCAGCTGCACTTGAGGAAGTCACTGTAACTGGAAAACGTGCTGCAGAATCTACACTTGGTTCTTCAATCGGTAAAGCGTTTAGCGGATTGACTTCTACAGTAAGCAATGTATTCACTAAAGTCACTTCTGCAGCAGATAATGTTCTGAAGGACTTTGCTGGTAAAACTCCACTCGGTGAGATTCAACAGAAACTTACAAATCTCGAGAATATGTCAAATCAAACGAAGGGTGAAATTCTTTCACTTAAAGATAATCTCAAAAATACTGTCACGAATAAACTTGGTGAAGTCAGCGATAAAGCCATTGAACGAAATCTTGAGTTCAACGTTGATCCAGAACTGTTGCCTCAAAAGGCAGTTAATACCATCAAGACCGTAATTGGTAAACACATTTACCCACTAACCGAAACAAAGACGACTGGTGATGGCTGAGTTTTCTATACCATGTAATGGGACATTGTTGCCAACAAAAGCAGATTTGGCAAATATCTTCGTCAAGATCGCTGACATTCCGTCACAGCTGCAAGTTGAAGCGGAAAAAATTCGAGCACAAATTGACGGACCTAATGTAGACCAAGCAGTGCGCGAGGCATTGAGAAAAAAGATTGCTCCAATTGAGGCTCAAGCTGAGCAAGTTCGAGAAATTTTAGAAAAAGTAGACAAGGCTCTTGGCAACTTTCCAATATCTGCAAGCAAGCCATATTATAAAAGTTTAAAGATTCCAGACGACGAGTGGGAAAGAAAGATGACTGCTCTCACCCAAGAGTATCATCTTTATGTTCAGGCTAAAATTCTAGAAATTATTAATAATGTTTTGCCTGTAAGTTTTACAATACCTGTTCTCGGAATTAGCGTCGACATCGTACAGTTATTTGCAAGCGCAAGTTATAGAGCCAGTTTAAAGCAGCAAGTCGTAGACGAAGTTGATGCATTATCGGATATTATGCCTGATGCTTATAGATCGTATGAAGGTAAACTTGGTGTCTATTCGAAAGAAATTAAGGCTCAAGGTGTTTGGTCTTATATTATGACCATGGTCAAAAAGGGTGCGATTAAATTAATTCATCAAGCCATGGCTGGACTTATCAATAAGTTCAAAACGATTTGGGATACTCTTGGGCTTCCGCCTCTCCCAGTTCTGTTAGATTTGGGTGTGGAGGGTATCATAAGTTCGATCGTCGGTTCTCTAAAGGCTCAGGCAGAGGGGGCGGCAGAGGAAGTTAGATTGAAAATCTATCAAGAAATCATAGATAAACTCGAATCGATTAATATCGCAGGATACAGTCTACTTGATATTATCGGTGGAGATATCGACGATTTTGTTCGCAGCCCAGAAGAAAAGATTAATCGTTATGTTGAAGCAGCAAGAGATTTCGGAGAAGATTGGCCAGAGTTTTTACTTAAAAAATGGATGCAGAAGATCACTAGTTTTCTCAACGCGATTGGATTATCTGCTCTTACCGAGTGG